AGTCAACTGCATACTATTACATTAAAGGAAAGGAGGGTTAACGTATGGCCGTAGCTATTACAACTGTAGACAATCCGTTCAATCCTCTAGACGATTTCGAAGGATGGTATAACTGGGACATGAACCATGGTTACTCGACATGCTGCTTACTTGCTCGATTTGCACCAGCTCCCAGTGATATTTTACCCGAAGCTTACAACAATCAGTTGAAGGAACAAGCTATTGATCGTATAGTTAAACTGTTTCCTTTAACTTATAAGAAAGTAAAGAATGACGAAACTGATGACTTTAATGAAGTTAGTCTAGATGTGGAAAGTGATTAGTTTAAAGTGACGTGTTTGAACTGAACTGAATGAGTTTGAAGTGTATGCTTGAACTTAAAGTAAGGTATATGAAGCTGTATACATGATGCTTGTGGTCATTACATATGGCTGTGAGTGTTGCTGTTATGCTATTGTATGCTTATTACATGCTATGTCTGTAGTTTGAACTGGCGTATTACCGCTTATGCATGCCATTTCTTACAGAATACATATGCTATTTACTATTCTTAGCACTTCTCAACTCATTCAGCGCTCTTCATCACTCGTTTTACGTTCGATTTATTTAGTTCAAGCCAATTCCGTTTAGTTTGAACTGAACTTTTTTGTAAATATCAGCAGAAAAGCACCCGGGGGGCTTCCGCGAGCTAGTATGCCCTTGTTGTTCGTCGCGGCCTTCAAAAATTCTCCGGAGGGATCTGCTGATATTTCAACTTTTTTCGACGTATTCCACGGGGTCACTTTAGGGTACCATTGGCCACTAGGTTCGTCTCCTTATCCTATGGGATATTAGCTCGTTTAAAGCCCATAAACTATAGCTAAAGTATGTCAATGGAACCCTAAAGTGACCTCGGGGTCTACATAAAGTGTTCCATTAAGAAAGGAAAGTATATGAAAGATGAGAACAGAGTGAGGCCAAACACTCCTACTTTCTCTGTAGCGACGTCAGATGACGAAAGGGACGCCCAACTCTCATCACTTGCAATGGATGCAATTGAACAAAGAATCAGAGAAGGTAAAGCAAGTCCTTCAGAATTACTCTTCTGTGCAAAATTAGGAAGAGAAGAAACTCGATTAGAAAAGCAACAATTAAAAGAGAATGTTAAGTTGCTTTCTGCAAGAACCGAAGATATTCAGAGATCAAAGAATAGTGAAGAGTTATACAAACAAGCAATAGAAGCATTCCAGGAATATTCTGGTGCTAACTATGTGGAAGAGGATGGTGGATACATTGAGTATTAGATGCTATTCAGAATTAATTCAACTTCCAACTTTTCAAGAACGCTTTGATTATCTGAAACTGCAAGGACAAATAGGAGAAGAAACATTTGGTACTTATAGTAAACGATGGTTAAACCAACAATTCTATAAATCAAATGAATGGAAGTACATTAAGAGACAAGTAATACTTAGAGATAATGGTTGTGATTTGGGAATTCCAGAATATGAGTTACTTAATTCGGTCAAGATTTATATACATCATATGAATCCAATTACCGAAGAAGATATTATTAACAGAACTCCTTTTCTTATAGATCCTGAATACTTAATAACTTGCTCTATGGAAACACATAATGCAATACACTTTGGAGACATAACAGTTTCTAGGATTGCAAAAGATCCTGTTATACGCTATCCAAATGACCAGGCTCCCTGGATACATAACTAAAGAAAGGACATAAAGATAATGGGAAAGAATTACAAAAACTACAATTCAAATGATGAATTTGCAAAAGATATGGAAGCACCTATAGCAGAAGAGGTTAAAGAAGAAGTTGAAGTAAAACCTGTTGAGGAAGTTAAACCTGCACCTGCTCCCGCACCGAAGAAAGAAAAGAAAGCAGAACCCAAGAAGGTTTCTGGAGGACCTGCTAGAATCTGATAAGGAGAAACTATTATGGATGACGGAATACTGACATCGGTTAAAAAACATTTATCCATCATGCCAGAAGACATGAGCTTTGACGATGAGCTAGTAATGGATATTAATGCTGCGTTCGCCATACTGACACAGCTCGGTGTTGGTCCGCAGGAAGGTTTCTTCATTACTGGCTATGACGAGAATTGGTCAGACTTCGTTGTAGACATTGTTCAAAGTAATATGACCCAGCAATACATTTATTACAAAGTTAAATCTGTATTTGATCCCCCTTCGAATTCTTCTGTATCGAAGGTTATGGAGGAACAGATTAAAGAATATGAATGGCGTTTAAGACTACAGGCGGAGGTGTAAAATGAGTAATACAGTACAGAGTTTATTAGATGAAACTTTTGCACTTCAGCATTATGGAGTCAAAGGCCAAAAATGGGGAGTTCGTAATTACCAGAATCCCGACGGAACTTATACAGAAGAAGGCAAGAAAAGGCGTCGTGTTGGATATAAGAAAGACGAAACTTCAGAAGAAGATAAAGTTAAAATAGCAGGTAAAGCTTATAAAGACATGACCCGTAAAGAACGCCGTGCTGCTAAACGTAAAGCTAGACATAATGAAGCAGAACGTAGAGAAAGACGTGAATTTAATAGAGATAAAGCCGAAGCAATGGAAAGAGGTGATCTTGACTTTGTTACAAAGCATCTTGAAAAATTTACAAATGAAGAAATACAGCAAGTCGTAAATCGTTACAACACAATGCAAATTGTTCGTGACCTGGATGCAAAGGACAAAGCAAGAAAACATAAGAATGCAGATCATTATATCGATAAAGCTATTCACTATCTTACAAAAGCAGCAGACGTAACAGAACAGGTTACTAAGATTAGAGATTACATTAATAAGTCTAATAAGACTGCAGAAGAAGCTAAGAAGACTAAAGCCGAAAGACAGAAATCTGAACTTGCATATGATCAGGCCAAGAATCCTGAGAAGTATGATAAGAAGAAGACTAAAGACGAGTTAGAGAAAGATGCTCTTGAGATGCAGAAAGCTAGAGATGCTGCACGTAAGGCTAAAGCTGATGCAGATAAAGCAGAACAAGATTATAGAAAGACAATGCTTGAAGCTGATGAGAAAGATCCCGAAGTTAAGAAGGCAAGAGAAGCTCTTGAAAAAGCTAGACAAGCCGTAATTGATGCTGATTACAATGTTGCAATGACTGAGAAATCTCATGAGGATGATAAGCAGTGGCTTAAAGATCAGAAGAAGCAAGAGAAACAAAGGAAGAAAGAAGAAAAGCGCCGCCAGAAAGAACAAGAAGATGACGATGATACATATTCGACTATTGCAGAAACAAATGATTTCATAAATGCATGGCGTGATAAACTTTACAATGATAGTCAGTCTAAAAAAGATAAAAAGAAGGATAAGAAAGAAGATAAAGTTACATATTATCAACCTACAATTAATCTTGACGATGATGATCATATGAAGATTTACAATGATTGGAATTATGGTAAAACAGCATCTCAGAAACGTTCTATCATTGAAAGAGTTCTTGGTTCTGATAAAATCAAAGACTATTCTTCTTATAAACCTTCAAAGAATCATTCTTATGATCTAGATGATTTAAATAAAGAATCTCAAAAAGCTTTAAAGAAGATAGACAAAGCATCAAAGTCAACCAAGTCAAAATACGGTGACTATGACTCTGATAAGAGAATGTACAAAGACATGAAGAAACACGACTCAGATGTTATTGACGACTGGGTTAAAGACATGAAAAAGAAGTATATGAAAGAGCGTGGCATGAGTGCAGAAGCTGCTGAAGCAAAGGCAGAAGATTATGTAGATGCTTGGCTCGATGCCTATGACGAAGGCAAAATTAAATTTTAAGGAGTAATATATGTTATCAAATACAGCCGTACCGAAATATTATGGGCAATTTCGGCAAGCTGTCATCAATCATACAATACCAGTATCACTTCCAATTTCTATGGAAATGAATCGTATAGATGCGCTTATAGCAAATCCAGCGGTTTGGTATGATCCTGCTCCAGTTGAAGGATATATAGCTTTTTGTGAAAAAGAGTTGACATTGACTGACGGCTCCGATTTAGTCCTATTAGATTCCTTTAAACTCTGGGCAGAACAAATATTCTGTTGGTATTACTTTGAAGCTACCCCAGTATTTGTTAAAAGTAGAGATGGTAAACCAGGTAAATTTATTACTAAAAACATAAAAAAGAGACTTATTAATAAACAGTTTCTTATTGTTGGAAGACGTGCTTCTAAGTCTATGTATGTTAGTACTATTCATAATTATTTTTTAAATATTGATAGAACTACTACATATCAAATAGCTGTAGCACCTACTATGCGACAAGCAGATGAAGTTATATCTCCTATAAGAACAGCTATGGTTAAATCTCGAGGGCCTTTATTTAAATTCCTTACAGAAGGTTCTATTAACAATACAACTGGTTCAAAAGCTAACAGAGTTAAATTGGCTTCTACAAAGAAAGGTATTCAGAACTTTTTAACAAATTCACTTCTTGAAGTAAGACCCCTTTCAATTGATTCGCTTCAGGGTATTCGAGTTAAGATAGCTTCTCTTGATGAATGGTTATCAGGAGAAATTAAAGAGAATCCTATTGAAGCAATTGAACAAGGTGCTAAGAAGATACCAGAATATTTAATATTATGTACGTCTTCGGAAGGTACAATAAGAGATAGTGTCGGTGATACAATCAAAATGATGCTTATGGATATACTTAAAGGTGAATTCGTAGACATCAATACTAGTATTTGGTACTATCGCCTTGATAACATTGATGAAATTAACTATCCAGAATTATGGAAGAAGGCAAATCCTAATATTGGATATACAACTTCAGAAGATGATTATCGTAAAGAAGTTGAAAAGTCAATGAAGATTCCATCTCTTAGAAATGATATACTTGCAAAGATGTTTAATATCCCAATGCAAGGTTATGTATATTATTTCACTACAGAAGAAACAACATTACATCCTCCTGTACAATTCTGGAATATGAGTTGTGCTCTTGGTATGGATTTATCACAAGGCGATGACTTTTGTGCATTTACGTTTTTGTTTCCTCTTGGAGATGGTCGTTTTGGTATTAAGACAAGAAGTTATATTACAACATTAACACAATCAAAATTAACATTAGCAACAAGATTGTTATATGATGATTTTGTTAATGAAGGAACTTTAGTTATTATGGATGCTACAGTTCTTGATTTAATGATTGTGTATGAGGATTTGGAAAAGTTTATAGATGACAATAAGTATAATGTAGAAGCTGTTGGTTATGACCCTTATAATGCAAAAGAGTTTATTGAGCGATGGGCTAGAGAAAATGGTCCATATGCTATTGAGAAAGTTATACAGGGTGTAAAGACCGAATCTGTACCTCTTGGCGAATTAAAGAAATTAGCCGAACGAAGAATGCTTATTTTTGATGAACAATTAATGAAGTTTGCAATGGGTAATTCTGTTGTACTTGAAGACAATAATGGAAATCGTAAACTTTATAAGAAAAGACATCAAGATAAGATAGATAACGTGGCAGCAATGATGGATGCATTTGTTGCTTACAAGCTTAATAAAGATTACTTCGAATAAAAAGAAAGGATCAAAGAAATGGATTTTAAGAATAGAATTAAGCATGCTTGGAATGCATTTATGGGACGAGATCCCACACAAGAGGAATATAAAGATTTAGGTCCTGCATATGCAATTTCTCCAATAACACAAAGTTATAGAAGTTATACCGATCGTTCTATGATCAATTCTATATATAATAAAATTGCAAGAGATGTTGCAGCTATTAACATAGTTCATTGTAGAACAGATGAAAATGGTAATTATGTTTCTGCTATAAAGTCTTCTTTACAAGAATGTCTTAATACAGAAGCAAATTTAGATCAGACTGGTACCGCACTAATTCAGGATGCCGTTGAGCGAATGCTTAAACAGGGTTGTGTGGCTATCGTACCGACTGATTGCGATAATAATCCTGATGAAACTGGTACGTATAATATTTACCAGTTGGAATGTGCTGACATAATAGAATGGTATCCTAGAAAAATAAAAGTCCATATCTGGAATCCTTATAAAGGATTATTTGAAGATAG